GTTTCCGTATTTTGAAGTATGTAATTAAACAGTTTCTGTTTTTTCATATCTGTTTTAAAAACATATCCAGATTTACAGACAACTTCCTCTTTACTACTTATATTATCTATATATTTTTCTACTCTTTTAAAGAATTCCAGTTCTTTATACTCGTCAAATACTCCTCCGTATAGCTGTTTAAACGTTAGTTCCTTTGCCTTTTTATAATCCACTCCATACATGTCAGCAAATGCTTGGTGTATGTCTTTTTCACCGAAGTTAAAATCTACTAATTGTGCTGCCAAAGTAGGGTGGTAAGCACTAATATCAATCTCTAATAAAAAATCATTATCGGGAATAAACGCTTCTCTACATCCGTTGTTTTTATCTAAGGCAGCATAATTGATTCCACCAAATGAGTTTGAAGGGCGCGTAGTAGTTGTTTTTAAATTAAATTGTGAGTAAGTCCAATCCTTTTCTACTCCAAAATGTTCCTCAAATAATTTAGGATCTACTTTGAGTCCTTCTTGTTCAATCCAATAAAATACATTTGTAGCTCTGTTGTTGTAAAACTCAAAATGAGTTGGCTTATCCATTGAAAACACGTGCTTAACAGCGTCATATATCGTTTCACAACGTTCATAATGCTTTACAATCGGGATTATGCTGCCTATGTTGCCAATGTGAGGGTATTTCCTATAGAAAAAATCATGGCATGGGAATTGGTCTGGTATATCTGTAGGTGAGATGAAGTAGAGGTCGCTAAGCTGCTTTAAAGGTACTATATATAAAAATTCTTTCTTATCTCTTACAAATATTTCTTCAAACCCTCCTATTAGATTTAGGACTTCATCTAGTTCACAACTTGTTGCCTCACTATGATTTATATTAATTAGGAAGCCTTTTCTATAGTTAATTTCTCTAATATAGAACCCTACTATACCTCTTAGGTAGGGGTGAACGTTATCGTTAGAGTAAATAGGTTCAATAAATACTTTTTTAAAACCCTTATTTCTAAATTCTTGTAGTTGTTTGCTATTTTCTATAAGCCAAAACATACCTAAATATACGAAGGTGGGATTGAATTTCCAAAATTAACTTCGATAATATTCAGTATAATTAGTTAAATATTGACTAAACCCTGTTACTTGAGCATTTCTTTCAGTCAACAAAATTATGTTATAGTTTGTAGTTGCCACTTCTTCGGGGTCACCAGTTAATTTCCAACTTAATTTAAAAGGTTTATATAAAGAATAAGTATACCCGTTAGGATATTTTAAAGTTTCTTTGTAATCAGTTTCATTAGTTTCTATAAAAAAAATATTATTTCTTTTTTTATAAAAATATCTAACAAATTCTCCTATAATATAATCATTTTCACTAGGAAGAGGTTTATTATATGAAGGTAACTCATTATTATAGATAACTACATTTTTACCCCTAGTTTGAGTAATAAAATTATAATAATTAGCATCACGACTAAAAAATCCTATTTGAAGTCCTTTAGGTACTTGTTCAACTACTCCATCTACTTTAGGAAGTAATTTTTTATTAGGAGTATCTTGGGGATTTTTACCTGTAAAAGCTTGGCCTGTAAATGTTTTGAAATAAAAACCAATATACTCTTTTCCATTACTAGCTAATTGATATTCACCTCCAGGAGTATGCTGGTTAGCTATAATTCTATTTTGAGGAAAGTAAGGCATTAGTTAGTTCCTTTTATATAAATCCAATCTACGGGGTCTAATTGTGTTTTGTCTCTTCCATCTCCAAATACCCAACTTGAATAAGGGCTTCCAGAAGGACCTATCATAATATTAATATGAAGGTGGGCAGCGGATCCTACTCCAGTATTATCTGCTACCCCCATAAATTGTCCTCTTTTAACTTTAGCCCCAGGGAAAATTGTAGGTGGAATACAAGGTTTGGCTCCTCTTATAGCTGAGTCATTAGGTCCAAAGAAATTATCTGGGTCTTGGGGTTCTTCGTGGAAGTAAGTTACATAAATTATCCCCCCTCCTGTGGGTCTAAATTGTTTATTGTTATTTGCTATAGAATAATCTGAAGCTATATTATTATATATGTAAGGGGCTTCAGTGCGGAGTGAATTCATGTCTAATTTGTAAATAGTTCTAAATCCACCTCCCCCACTTGTAGTTTCAAGTATTTCACCATCCCAAATAGCATATAAAGGATATTTAGTAGGTGGAGCAATAATATCTAAATCAAGACCTCTATGGGGTGATTTTCTAGGTCTAGAGCCTCCTCTAGGAGCTTTACCAGTGTAAGGAGAAGTAGGAACAGCATTTTGATCCCCTACGGGAGACCAAAATCTAGTATACCCCCCATTATTTTTATAAGTTGAAGAAGGTTCTCCACCTGATGGAGGAGCATTAGCTATAATTTGATCACATGTACTTTGAGGAGTTTCCCCAGTAACACCTGAAGGGAGTTGTTCTTCTTCTTCATCATCTCCAAATAAGCCTGAGAACCAAGAGGAAACTGCCTCAAATTTTTCTTCTACAAATGATCCTACTTCATCTATAATACCTCCTATTATTTCAGAAGGGGGAGGAATTGTAAATGTAGATAAAATATTAGGAGATAACTCTACTGTGTTATTATTTTTAGGTACAGTTTGTCCATCTATTGTTGTCCACCATCCATCAGGGGTAATTTTATGGGAAACTCCTTTAGTTAAAAATTCTATTTTATTCCTATAATTAGGAGGAAGTAACTCTTCAGTGATAGTATATTTTTGATAAATTTTAATCCCACTTATACCATGCATAGTAATATCTAAACTTAAAGGTATAAATCCTAAAGGTGGAATTACAGCGGGTTTGTCTACAGTAGATGTAGAAAAATTTCCTACTATATATCTTAAATAAGGTTTAAAACTTGCATTATAATTTTCAATATCATCTTCATCAAGTTTAAGTCTAATAACTCGGGTTAAATACGCAAAAATCTTTTGTTGATGTTCTTTAAATTTTTCTTCAGGCGTAAGAGGTTTTGGATCGGGTGGGGTTTCATCATTTGATGAACCTCCACCTTCTTCTTTAGAATTTTGTTTTTCTTCTACTATTCGATCAATACATCCTTTATTCCACTCACTAAAAGCAGTAGCATTTTCTCCTACAACATTTCCATTAGATTGAGCTCCAATGGTCATCATGGCCGCAATTTCTTTAGTTAGCTCAGATTTAATTCCTATATCTTTTACAAAACTTCCTTCGTTAGGCTTAATTAAATGTGTGTTTAATCTAACAGGTTCAGGTTCTTTTTCTGCTACAAGTTTAAATATTCCTGGGATTTGGGTGTTATCCATAAATCTGATTTCATTGGTATCTTCATTATAGATGACTTCAAACTTATTAATACCTCCTATGGCTTGTTGGACCCCTTCAAGGATATTTTTATAAAAATCATAAAGAGAAATATCTCCATTAGCATCAGTATTCTCATTTAATGTTTTAGAAATAAAATTAGCATTTATGTGGATATGCATTAAATTTCCTACAAAGGGTTGGTCTGTTCTAAAATGGTTTTGTATAGCATCATTAAATTCTTTTAGCTTGCTTTGAGCATCTCCTCCTGCAAAAAAACTTCCAACCATAGTATTATTCCACCACCCATCTTCTTGTTCTATACCTTGTAAAGTATTTGCTGAAGAGGGGACAGGAATTAGGCATATTCTAGGATCTGTGGAGAATTGTTCAGGAATAGTGAAACAATAATTTCCTTCTTTAGGATTATTTTCACCATAAGAATTATCTATAGAAATTAAAGGGGGTTGTTTATCTTTAGCAGTATCATAGACTAAACAATACATTTCTATAAGTCTACACAAAGTCCCAAATTTTATATAAAGTTGTTCTTCTCCAGTTGAATCATCATCAAATGAAAATTCTAATCGGAGAGCTTCTCTATAATTTTTATATTTAGGGTTATTGGGAGAAATAAAATCTTCATATTTTTCAGCTAAGTCTCCTTTAATAACAGGAAGACTAGGAATTTTTTCTAGTAAAAATTGATTATCTATTTGATCTATGTATTTAATAGATATTTCACCTTTATACCATGTGTCATCTTCGGCACACTTTTCTCTAATAGCGTTTAAAATTAAATTTAAAGTAGTTTTATCTTTATCTTTTTCTACAGAAGGAGATTCATCATCTATCTCATCAGGCTTGTTAGTATCAGTTTTTAATACGTTTATTTTTAAAGATTCTATAACATCTCCTGGGGTGATTCCTTTTATTGTTATATTATAAGAACCATCTTGCTCCAAATCCCAAGTAAAATTTCTAACATACCCTAAAAAAGCATCATAATTACCTCCTGAAGCTTCACGGGTTGATTCTAAAGAATCAAGAATTTCTTTTTGAGTATGACCTCCTGCTAAAAAATAGTCACTGTTTGATAAAGGTTCAGAAACTAAAGTTTGATTATTATCATAGTAACTAGTGTGCCCAAATTCTAATAAAAAACTATATTTAAGTCTTAAAAATAAAGTTTCAATAATATTGAACTGTAATCTATTAAAACATTTGATTTTGATTTCACTTTCTCTAAGCGAACCTCTGTTTAAAGATTTTACAGAAGCTTCAATTATCCCTGGGAAGGGGGAGAGGCCAAAGTCAGGGGAGGAATTAAAACCATATGAGGCTTTTCCAAAAAGGTCATTGTAATTTGAGGTAACTCCAAATCTAGGTTGGGTCCTATCATTAGAATCCTTATAAGAAGTTCCTCCAAAAAGTATATACTGTTTAGCTAAATTATTTCCGGCATAAGAGGTAGGAATTTCTAATTCTTCACATTTTTTAGAAGTAACATCTACTCCCGAGGTGAGTTTTATAAATGGAGTTTTAGCGTTTCCGAATAGAATATTAGCATTATCACTATTAAAAGTTCCTAATTTTTGTTGTCTTATAGTGATTTGATCTGCAACATACGGTTTAAATGATTCTCCGATAATATTAGCCATTATAACGAATTAAGTTGTTTATATTTAAACAAAATATTACTTATATCTATAGGTATTCTTAATTGAGAACCTAAAGGAGGAAATAAAGAGTTTTGAGAAAAGGATTCATTAGCAATAGAAATTATCCACCATAAAGATTTATCTCCATAATATTGTTGAGCTAATGTATCATATCTATCCCCACTAGTTGTAATTACCCAAATATCTGTTTCTGATAAAGGAATTCGAGGGTATTTGCTTTCAGCGTAATACCTTTTATTTTCTGGGTTTTTAGATATTTGTATGTCTTTGTATCTGTTCATTATGCTCCTAATCCTAGTCCTACAAATGATGATCCTTTCCCAGGAATGTAATTTGAACTACTTAATCCTCCACCCGTAACTGAGGTAAAATTAAATCCTGTGATTTTAAAGCCCATGGGGAGTTGTTGGATACTTTTATCAGTTATTCTTTTTCCATTGGCATCACGAGCTATTTCCCAACCAAAGTCCATCATGTTGCTAACAGTAAATCCTTTTAAAATCCCAGGGTGGTTAGTAATATAATCTCCTACTGTAAGTTTTAAAATACTACCTCGCATATAACCTGATTTGCTATAATCAGCAGATGTTACTGAGGCTAGTCTATTAAGTTTTCTATAAATGGGGAGAAGTTCTTCTCTAGATTGAGCATAGACAGTAAATCCTAATGAATAAGATCTATCAAACCCTTTGTAAGTGAAAAATTTTTGAGCTCTCCCTACATATTGATATTCATTCCAATCTGCTGTATAAGTTTCTGAAAAGTCATCAATAAATGCTCTAAAATAGATAAATTCGTCTTCTAAAGAATCATTATTAATAACCCTCATATTAAATTGGATTAAATCTCCTTGTTCTATTTCACTATTTCGAGTAGTACTGTCATAAAGATTAATTCTATCTCGACCAGATTTATCAGGGGTATTTTCTATAATATCTTGAGGACCTACATTGTAATCTATTCTTCTAACTGATCTTTTGCCAGGGTTTCCAGTAAGATAGGTATCTTCTCTATTAAATTGAGTATAATCAGTAGTAGCAGGCCTAAAAGAAGAAGGGATTTCATCTCCTTGTAATCGTTTCCTAAAATCTTCTATATAATTAGTTCCCCCTTTTCCTATAGGAAGAGAAGATATTAGTTGTTCTTGATTAAGAGTAGCTGATTTGTCTTTTTGGATAAGGTTTTTATTAGTTTTAGGAAATTCCCCAGGAAGATAAACATTATTAGCATTATTAATCTTATTATTCCCATCAATTCCTAATTCTTCAGGAAGAGCAAAATCACTAATAAAAACTGTATCATCTTCTGTTCTAATATCTTTTAAAGAAGAACTATATAAATAGGAAACACCTAATTTATTTAAGTCATTACCTTCAAATTGATAAGGACCCGATGTTTTTTTCTTTAAATTAGGTTCATCAACAGTTAAAGTCCCAGGAAGATAAACATTTGGTGTAAATAATAAACCACCATCTTCACTTACAACATTTGTAATTAAATTTTCTTCACCTTCACCTGTTATGTCTATATATTTTTGAGAAAATCCTTGAAATATTATATTTCCATATTGGATCTCAACAGGACGAGGATTACCACTTTGAGTAGAAGGATTATTAGTAAATGAAGTTCTTTTGATTAAAGTAAACCCTCCTCCTAATACATTTATATTAGGACCTCCTATATATTTAAATAATAAATTATCATCACTAGTTTCTATTCCAAAAGTATTTTTAGCTTTAGCAGTAACTTCTCCTCCTTTAAGAATTAAATTGTTATATAAATTTTCTAATCTATTATCTTGACCACTATATTCATAATTTTGTAAATAATCATATTTAATCTGATAATTATCAAAATCGGGAAGAAGAGAAAGAGGGTCAAATGTACCATCAGGTTTTTTAGCTAATCCTGTTCTTTCTGAATGTAATCCTAATGAATTTCCCCCAACCTGGGCTAGGGTTTGGATAGGGTTATAAGCTATATTAATTTGGCTTCCTAAAGGTTGGGCTGTTCTACCTCCTAAAGATAGAGGACCTGTAAGGATTAAAGCTTGTTGTTTGGCTATAAAATTAATCCCACTAATAGTACTTAAAAATTTTCCTATTCTTAGTACATCAGTAGCACTGTTTACAGGATTTAAAAATCCATTCCTTAATAAAAAATCAGGAGCATCAGAATGTTCTCCTCTTTCAGGGATTTTTTTAGTTATAAAAGGTTGTCTACTATTTCCCCCAGCAGGTCTATCATTCCCATATTTTAGGGATTTTAAATCCGTTTGTAGATCTATAAGAGCCATTCATTATAATGAAACCCCTTCAGGGAGGTTATCTTCATATTTCCCTTTAGCAAAAGAGTTATTAATTGAAATAGTATTAGGATTTTTAAGGGGACCTTTAGGAGAAACTCCATTAAGGTCTAGTAAAGAAGGTTCGGGTTTTCCTCCTAACTTAGGAGCTCCATTTATAGAATATTCGTTGTGAAGTTTTGAAGCTTTTGCTTTAGGATCAAACCCTTCAGGAGTAGCTCCTTGGAGCCCGTATTTAGAATCTTTAAGTTTGTCTATTAATGCCATGATATTTTGTTTATAAATATTGTAAGATTTTAAATTATGCTAAGTTAGAAGAACCCATTGCAAATAACGTACCTGCTCTATTACCATCAATGTTAACAGTACCCCCGGATTTAACAACATTTGTTAGGGCTATTACATTTTTATTTAGATCATCTAATTTAGCTTCTAAAGCAGCATTAGGATTAGATTCACCACCACCTTCTCCTTCACCTTCTCCCCCAAACACTCCAGCAATACCCGTAGCAACTGTGCCTAATCCTGCTAATGCTGTTACAATTGGGAGTGCTGCTATGCCTGCTATTGCTATTGCTCCTAAACCACCCGCAACTCCTAGTAAAGAAGCTGCCATAAGTCCCATTGCAGGAGCTAAACCTGCAAACGCAGCTAAACTTTGAACTAAACCTTCAGTATTAGCTTCTGCCATTCTTTCAAATCCTATAGATAAAGGTATCATTGCTAATCCTAAAGCAGATAAAGCAACTGAACCTGCTAATATCAAGGGTGAGGCTAGACCTAAAGCTGCAGTTGTAGCTGCCATTACTCCTACTCCCGCAGCAAATGCTAGAATAGAATCTATATTTAATTCTTGAATCATACTAAATCCCAAAGCAGCTGGGATAAGAGCCAGACCCAAAGCACCTAGAGCAACTGAACCTGCTATAATCATAGGAGCTATAAATCCTAAACCTGCAGCAGCTAATGCTAATAAAGGTAAGGCAATAGAAAAGGCTATTAATGATTTAACATCTATTCCTTCAATTAAACTAAATGCTACTCCTGCCCCTAGTAAACCAACACCCAATGCTAGTAATGCTACTGATCCCTGGGTTATTTGGCTACTTAATTTACCTACTAATGCTGCTGTGCCACCAAAAATAGCTAACGCACCTGCAAATGCTATCATTTGTACAGGATCTACATTTTCAACCATTTTCATAGCTAAAGCAAATGATCCTCCTAAAATAACACCTACAATACCTAATGCTAAACCACCTTTAACAACGTTAGCCATTTGTTTACCTATAGAAGCTAAACCATCACCTAA